AGGGCAAGGCTCAAAGGCTCTTATAAGCTCGGAGAGCCGCCGTGAAAACGCTTCTTTGTCAACATAGGCTTTTGGCAACGGCATCTTTTTACCCCTCCTCTGCCGGGTCTGCCGGGATGATAGTGGGAGAAAAATCTCTGATAATTGCAATGGCGACAGCAGCTATCTGTGTGGCCTCGCGGATGATGTTCTCATCTCCTCCGCGTTCTGGGTGTGTACCGTTCATAAAACAAGTTTCGTTGACTGCTTCGCATAGTTCACCAAATTCTTCACCAAGAATAGACATCCACTCGAAAGGATGGTTGCAAGATTCTTCGCCCCACTTCTCTATCTGTGCGATTCTTTCTGATATAACCCTTTCAAATGCTTCACAATCATGCGGCGGGACGGGAAAGGCTTTTGCTTCTCTAAAGATGTCTTGTGTTTCATCTGCGGAAACCTCTAAAACTCTGCCACTTGGAAAAACAATTAAAATGCGCCCGCCCGTCGGCATCTGCATGTTTGGTATGTAAAGTCCCATTATTCAGTCCTCCTGTTCCATGCTTTAGCAGCGGCATTCTGCGCATCAATGCTGTAGCACGAATGGCCATAACGAGAAATGGGAATCTTGGGTGACCGCGCTTCGCATTTTGTACAGCGCACATATGAAACCCGTTGGCTTTCTCCACCGAGAAACGCTCTTGAACTTTTCTCAAGATACGGTTTTCCCCCGCAGAACGGGCAAGGCTTAAGTTCGCTCATTCGCCGCCTCCGTTCTGCGCCGAGATAGTCGTCGCTGAAGGATAGTCCTTCATGGTTGCGCTGCTGGTAGATCCGAACTGTTCTCCTGTAACAGCAATGGAATACGTCTGAGCGTTTCTCCGCAGGCAGGGCTTTTCAAGCGCGCTGCAGTATCCGCACGGAAGGCGGTAGCCGCAGAAATCAGCATCGCTTCCTGTCGCTGTCGATTTACTGAATTGATCCATACATATCCTCCAATTTGATCTGACCGTCCATCGTGACGATCTTTTCCATGCGCCGCGCACGCGCATTCTCGCTCTTGCAGACGTCTATAATCCGGCAGCCCTTCCACTCGCGGTTATACAGGCCGCAGGCCACATACTTCTTGCGCCAGTCCGAAGCCGCGCTGTGCGTCGCACCGTACACTGTACACTTGCGGACGTAGGTACCCCCGCAGTATCCTTTGATGAGGTTGCTGCAATCCTCGCAGCGCTTGTCCGGCAGTATGCCGAAGCGCGCGTGCATAGCCTCGATCTTCCGGCTCATACAGAATCCTCTTCGTTCAGGAAAGCAAGCCAGCAAGCTCGACATCCGCCTGTGTCCCCGCATCGTGCCTGTCCTCCAAATCTTGTTGGACAAACAAAATGTCTTAATTCATCTGCCAACTCCTCGTTTTTCATGGCCCGGATCTTGTCCCCTTTCGTGGGCTCCGGTCTCTTCCAAACGACTTTCCCGTTGACGTCGCGAAATTCCAAAGCCACGCCCATGATGCAGGCTGGTGTGAACAGAAAGTTTCTCTCCGGTTTTTCGTAACATGTACCGACAAGAGGATGGTCTCCCGTCCGCAGCAGTTGTTTCATAAAACCGTGAATGCTTCCCGCGGGAGAATCGCAGAACACGATATCGAACACACGCGGCGTCGCGTCAAAGTCGATCGTTACAGTACCGTGATCCGGGATACCAAGTGCGCCGAGACAATTTCCTGCGAAATGTTCTTCATGGATTCCGGTTCTCATGAGTCCTCCTACTCTCTGCAAACCACTGTCCACACCTTGAAGCCAAAGCTTCTCAATTCATCCAAGGTGCAGACGACTTCTTCATGAGCTCTGAATTCCTGCAAACTATTCGGTTTGATTTCGTCGAAGAAGGGGTAGTGTTCCACTGCTCCTTTTCTCCACGCTTCGACTTCTTCCCTGGTGTAGCGTTCGCATTTATCCAATTGGGTTGTATAGCCGCCGAAACTACGGCTCTCGCTGTCCGCGGTCCTATGTCCCCAAAAGAGAAGCGCGCCGGTCGGCCATGAACGATGCTCATTACAGACAATCAAATACTTTCTTTCGCTTTTTATCTGTTTGCCCTGTTCCGCGATTTTGTCGGCCGCTTCATTCAGAAGGGCCTGCAGCGCCGGGAGCTTTGTGCCGTTGCGCAGTCTCGCAATTAGATCATTATTTGCATCGTTCATAATCTAACCTCCTTCTGGAAATTGTATTTGTTCATGTCGTATCTCCTTCCTCTCGACCCTCCAGGATCCACTTGTCAATTTCCTCGCGCGTGATTCCCTCCACCTCGGCAAGTCCGTACGGACCATCGGTCGGATACCCGTGATTTGCAAAGGACTTGACCGTCTTCGCGAAGTGCTCGACGCGCGCGGCGCGTTCATCCCCTGTCAAGCTTGGAATCCCGGGTGGAGCTTCTTTTTCTTTTATTTCTTTTTCTTCAGAAGAAAGAGAGAAAGAATTATTATCTTCTCCTGTATTTAACATTTCCTCTTCTATCCTAGCCTTATCTACGGATCCATTTTGGATCCATTCTGGATCCGTAGGAGGATGGACGCCAGACCCTGTGGGAAGAGCCGGCCTCTTCCCCTCTCCCGGATTGAGGGAATAGGCATTGTTTTTATCGAGGTACACATACCGGAGAAGATCATGATAGGGACTCGGCTTGTATCTGTCATTTTTGATCGTGTTGTGCATCTTCCAATGCTTGATCAGAAGAACGACATTCTCCGCGTGCTTCATCACAAGGGTGAACTTCTTCGCGATCAGAAGTTTCATACTGTCCTCGGAGAAACCGTAGGATCGCATCACACGCCGAGGGTTTGCGACAAAGCCGTCATCATCCGCCGCAAGGCAGAGCCGGAAATATAAGAGCTGTGAGTCGTTCGGCATCTCGACAAAAGCGTCTGTGTCCACAATCTGCATAGAGAACATTCTTTTAACTGCCATGACCAACCTCTTTTCGCATATGATCTCAATTTGATTTGCGCTCTCTCGCCGCTTGCAAGCCGTGTTCCTGTGTTTTTCCCGGGGGGTGACGGGTTATCACCCCTCCCACGGGGGCGAAACGCGCTCCTATACCGCTATCACGCGGCTTGTCAGTAATCCTTCGGTCGTTCAAAACTCACGCTTATCGGCATTCGATAAGTGCTCTTTGACGCGTCTGTGATCGTCTGAATAAATGACGCGGCCAAATCTTTTTTGAACTGTTTGGAAGAAAACTGTCGTAAGATCTCTTGGCGAAACTCTTCTTGGTGCTGCTCGATGTATTCCTCCATGCACTTTCTGACCGTGTTCTCAACGGTCTTGTTCGCGAGATATTGAAGATAAGGGATACCATCCCAAGTACTGTTTGTTTCTTTTCCTGTGTTTTTGTCGACGCGTCGATTGATTGACTTATCAAGAGCCGACTTGACGATCACGCTCGGATCCCCGAGAGCGGAGACAATACCAGCTTTGACAATATCCTCGACGGCGCCCTTGATGTATTCCTGGTCCAGATTCAGTTCAACGCCCATAATGTTTCCCATGTTTGTTCTCCTTTCATCATTAAACCGCTATCACGCGTTCCAGTTCTGCCATTGTCGTGATGATCATGGACCATTCCGGCATGTTCGCGCGCACGACCGCCGCCGCCATCTGGGGGCACACCGCGTTGCCGCAGCGCGCCACCTGCTGCGTCTTCGGATACGGCCTGCCGGTATAGTCCCGGTCGATGATGTAATCGGGCGGGAAGCCCATCGCCGCGTAGAGTTCCTTCGGCGTCAGCATGCGCATCGTTATATCCGAGATGAACCAGAGGCGCCCGTTGATCTTCAGCAGAAGGACCTCGTTGTCCGCAAGCGTATAGCCGCAATGCCTGTTCAGCAGCGCGCGGATCTCCGGCCAGTATCCGAGGTCGATCCCCGGCTCGTATGTCCGGATCTCCGTGCCAATAAGACCGAACGGGTTTGTCGCCGTGATCGTCCGCAGCGGCGCGTCCATCGGCTGGCCCTTGTCCTGTCCTTTGAACTCCGCGATATGATGCGCGGCGAGCAGCATCCCGCCAGACGTAGTCACGGTGTTCAGCGGCTTGTCCGGGCTGTTGCCCTTGCCCTTGTACCCGCCCTCGTGCAGAGGGTGAATGACCGCCGAGACCAGCGCCTCCCGGTCGTGTGCCGTCGCTGTATGCATTGGATCCTTGATGTTGAGCGGCCGTCCGGTGCTGTAGTATTCGACCAGATGGGCGGAGACCAGCCCGTGCCGGTTGCTGCCGTCCACGGTCGGAAGCGGATCGTCAAGGTCTGTTGACCTGGCGCTCTCGGTCTGCTCGGTGTGGTACTGGATGAGGTTAGCCGCCGCGAGGATCTGATTGCCTGCGCTCGTGATCGTATGTACCGGTTTGTCAGCAGGGAAGCCTACGCTATGCGCCGTATTCGGAAAGGTGAAGGGTGAGAGCACGGTTTCTGTAAGTCCCTTTGTGCATTTCTGCGTGATCGTGCTGACAGGATCCTCGACGCCCGAAACGTGACCGCCGCCGGAATGATTGCACTCTGCGAGGAACGGCGACACGACCGGCTGTACAAGGTTCTGCTTCCCGGTGGAAACGACCGTCGGCAGCGGAGCATGGATATCATGCACGCGCGG